GTAGCCCAAAGAACCAGCGCTATTGACCGTAATTGTAAAGTCTGATATTGACCCGCCAAAGATAGGGATATAAGCCCCAACGGAATCTGTGACTTCTACGGTAATGCCAGAGCCTACGTTAAAATCATAAGTAGCATTATCAAAGTTAAGCAAAGAAAGCTGGCAATACCCCGCTACTGGTTGCTGGTAAATATCTGTGCGACCAGATGTAATCGTAAGGTCGGCTATTGTTATATTAGATAGCTCGGTACCATTGACGATAACCTTGTAATCGGGTGTATAAGCGGTCATTAGAAAGCGAAACCTGCCGCGCCTAGTGTGCCTCGAGCTTGAGATTTATTGAGCACGTCTACGATTGTGCGAGCGGTGCCTTCTGGATCTATAGCCCCATTGACGGTGATGTTAGTCTGGCTGGATGTCTGGCTGACCTTTGGCACGGTTGGTGAAGCTACTCTAGGCGCTGGTGTGGATACATTGTCGTTGCCACCAAAGAAACCAGACACGGCTGAAGCCGCTGAGCGAATGGCGTTGATGATTCCAGTAATGCGATCGTAAATGTTAGATAGGGTTGAAACGAATCCTGCAAAGGTATTGATAACCCCAGAGATAATCTTGCCAAGAGCGGTAAACGCGGCACCTAGAACCTTGCCTAAGAATGGCGCTAGGAAATCCTTTGCAAAGTTATAAATAGCTACCATAAAATCATAGAATGGTTGAAGCTCTTGATTGTTTTCAGCAAGTGAATTCTTTACTGAATTAAAGGCGTTGCGTAGGCCATTTATGATTGGTTGGACTATCTTGATGACTGGCTGAAGCTTCTCGCCAAGATTGCTAGTAAAGTCTGATATGGCTGGTATAACCTGATTGACGATAACTTCAACCATAGGTGTAATGGCATCTAAAATGAATGCGCCTACGGTTTCCTTGCCTTCATCGAAAGCAATCTGTAGTCGAGCCATCTTGCCAGCAAAGGTATCTGCCTTGACTGAAGCCTGATTCTCAAAGGTATCTGCGAGCTTGGCGGTAATCTGATCCATGCTCATAGTCTTGAGTTGAGCGGATGTAAGCCCAATGCCTAATTTGGCTAATGATGCGGTGTTGCCTTCAGCTGCCTTAGCCATCGCATTGGTAACGGCCTCAAGTGACTTACCTGAACCAGCCGCAACATCGATTGCTACAGTCTGTAATTCTTGAGCCTTCTGGAGATTGCCAGTAGCTCTTGCAAGGCGCTCTAGCGATGGTCTGAGCTCGTCATCTGTAACCCCGAAGGCTAAAGATGTCTTAGTGATGTAATCCTCTGTAGCGGCTATCTGAGCCTCTGTAGCACCTGTTACATTTTTAAGTGTAAGTGCCAGCTTCTCTTGAGCGGCTGCATCGGCTATGGCTGATTTAACGCCATCGATTGCCAGCTTGCCAGCATAGGCAACGGCGGCTGCTCCTGCAGCTGCAAAGGCTAAGCCAGCCTTCTTGCCAAAGTCAGAAACCTTATCGCCGAAGGTTGAAACGTCATTATCGGCCTTGTTGAGATTCTTAGTAAAGTTATCAACATCGGCAAGTAGCTTGAGCGTTAGCGCTCTGGTACCTGTAGCCATTATGTCCACTCCTTCAGAATCTTATCGAATGATGCTGTCCATCTAGCGACTATCTCAGGTTGAATCCTGCGAAGCGTTGGATAGATAAACCAGCCCTTAGATCCTCGGCCTTCACGACCTGACCAGACTGGGAATTGCTTATATCTATTAGAACCAAATTCAGCACCGCCCCAGATGTCTTTGGTAGTTGCCCCACCTGAGAACTTCTGAGAAGCGAAGCCATAAGTAATCTCACCAATACGGCTTGACTTCTTAACGCGAGCGCCTGAAGCAATACGATCATCTACCTTGTTACGGGTACGGTTTGCGCCTTTGATTACCTCAGCTTTTGCGTAATCCGCCAATGCTCCCGCTTGGCGTTTAGCTTCATCGTTGGCCTCAACGGACATTCCTTTGAGCGCCTTGAATACCTGGCGAAGCTCGCTTTGGTCTAGTGCTACTAGCTCACTTGCCACGATTTCTCTCTTCCAGTACCTCAATAGCGGTTAGGATGTCCTCACCTGTTCGCCAGTAATCCATAGGGATTTGAGTAGCGATTGCCAGCTCTATTAGGAGTCGGCTTACGCTTCCTCTTGCATGGCTTTTGGGCTTTCGTCACCAACCTCTACGTCAGCGACTGATTCCATCCATACATCTAGCGGCTTAACTGGCTTACCACCTGCCTCACGCTTCATGGCGCTATGAGATACATAAAGAATATCCCACATGCCACCAAACTGAGAGATTACCTTTTTAGTGGTCATCTCCCATTTGGCGTAGTCTGGCGGGCGAACCTGATAAGTGGTTTCGGTTCCGTCTATATATTTAATTGTTATGTTTTGTTGCATTTGTTTGCTCCCGTTTCTAGTTTTTAGCTAAAGGTTTCGACAACCTCGCCCTTTGCGATCTTAAATGTAAAGTCTACAGTCTGAGCATCTGTTCCAGCTCCACCTGCGGTTGGATATTCTGGAAGAATTGGGAAGACGAACTGAGCGCCTGTAACGGCGGTCATTGTGACTGAAATTGTGGTATCTGGTGTTTCAGCTGCAGCCCAAAGAGCCTCGCATACTGAGTTAGCCTTGCCCCAGTCAGCCAACATTGAAAGCGCGAATGTGCCTTCTACGTTAGTTGTCTTGTAAGCCTCTCCATCGAGAGTCTGGTAAGTTTCACGAAGGTTTGTCTTGGTGAGGATTGCTGATGTAGCCTGAGCATCGATATCTGTTCCACCTGTGAAAGATAGAGAAATATCGCGACCTGTGATTACTGTGGTTGCCATGTTTATCCTTAGTTTGATTGGGTATAGTAGGTGGACACTCGGATATCGGCTACCAATACATTGGAAGGCCCGACTTGAGTTACCGTTGGTTTTTCAACCGCTCCGATCGTGTACCCCGAAGGGATTACTTTCAGAACACTTATTACGAGTTGCTCGAGATTGTCGAGCGATGCAGGGTTGGAGTTATAAGCAACCGCAACCGAGATGACGAGATTTACTTTAGTGTGAAGAATAGTTTTGCCAAGTGTTTCAAGCTCGAGATAGGGTGAATCTGGAACTGTAACCACGAATGGCACCATCGGAGCCTCGGGAACGTAGGCGTAGACGTTGCCAGCTACTCCTGCAAAAGCATTGGCTAAAGGCTGACGAACTGTGTCGAGAATTGTATTAGGCATTATTGCACCATTGAATCGGTGTCGATGTACGCCCCTAGTAATCCTGAAACGCGATTAAATAAACTACGGCCTAGACGATAGGGGCTGACCTGAGTAAAATCCACGCCCTCAATCTGACCACCAGGAGCGATGCGAGATTGGAATACCTCGACTGATACGGCAAGAACGGCTGACTCAACCGCGCTGACTCCAACATAAGTTGAAGCCCCAGATAGGGTCGCTAAACCTGACGGAATCACGTTGCGAGCCGTAATGTCGGCATTAGTAATGGCAACGGTAAATAGGTTTTCGATTGAGTCTGAAATTGTGAAAGTACCATTAAAAGGGGAGCCGCAACCTGTGATCACTACGCTCTGACCCTCAGCAAAGTTATTATCGCCTAGCACGGTATATGTGGCGATATTGTCTTGTAATTCTACTTTAGAAATTGGTGATGCGTACTTAACCAGCATTGGCAGGATGACCGCCTCAGCACTATCTATCACATCGGTCAAATATGCGTCACTATAGAGGGATGTAGAAACGCCAAGAATCGACCTTAGCTCTGCGACTGTAACGATTGAAGCCATCTCTACATCCTCTCTATTAAACGACTGGGGGAGCGATCGGGAGCAACCGCCCCCCCATGATTAGTTGGTTACGCTACGTTGAGCTTACGGAAAGCAGCTGGGTAACGATTTACGACAGCTACATAAGCGTAGAGTCCAATCTCGACCTGGCCGTTTGCAACGACATTGGCGCGAAGCTCAATCTTGTTGCTCTCGTGGAAGCGCATTGCGTTTGATGGGTAAACGAGTGCATGCTTAGCGTTTGCATCGTCACCTGTGTAGTTAGCATCTACTACGAGTCCAAGACCTGCGACTGTACCTGATGTTGAACCTTGTGAAACTAGGCCGTTAGCATTTGTTGGTGCTGCAGCTGCGTAGAGTGGGCGACCTGTTGAATCAACCGCTGCAAGAAGACCTGCAAAGTCAATCCCGTCTTCTCCGCCTGTGTTTGCAACGAGCAAACGGTTTGGTGTTGAGCGCATTACGCCGTATGAGTCAGCAATACCCTTTGCGATAGAAGCATAGATTGTTGCTGCTGATGACTGTGTTGCGTTCTGTGCTGCAATCTGAGCTGCGTATGCATCTGTCTTGATAGCATAGCTCTCAGCCAACTCGCGTAGATACAGGTCAAGGAAGCCGGGCTCAGAGCGATCCAAGAGCTCGACATCGATGATTCCAGCGCCCGCGAACTTAACGACTGTGTCTTCCTGGAAAGTAACAGTTGTGTCTGTTGATGAGAATTCTGCGCCTTCAGCTGTAAGAGCTACAGTTGCCTTTGTGCCAAGCTTCGGGGTGAAAATCTTCATCCCTGATGCAGGGAGAGGAGCACGCTCGATGCTATCGATAAACGGTCTTGAGTCATTGATTACGCCAATAACATCGCGTAGGTAGTTAGGTGGAACCATACCTGTATTTTCAGCGACTGTTGCAACCTGAAGAGCTGCTACGAGATCGCGAGCATCTGCGTCACCGCGTGATGCCTGAATTTGTGCCATTGCGTATTGACCTGCTGTTACGTCAAGGTTTACGCGTGGAGCTGTGTAATGAACTGGAGCTGATGCGCTCACAGTTGTTGCTGGCTTTGAGGCTTCAACCGCTTCGGTTGTTGTTGCCTCTGAAACGGTTTCAGACACTAGGCCTTCTCCTTCGGGTAGTGGAACTTCCTCTGTTGGAACTTCCTCGGTATTTTCTGAAGCTGCCACGTCAGAAACGCGAGCAGAATCAATCGCTGGATCTGTGACCAGCGAAACTTCAATGAGCTTTGCAGCGGTAATGTGCATTACTCCTTCTTTGTTATCCCATGCATCGACTTTGACTCCTACTGAAAAGCCGTCACGCAAACCTGTTGATGCCTCAACCAATGCATCTTCACCAGCGCTTGTGCGAGCGACATGGAACACGGCATCGATGCCTTCTGGTGTGATTTCGTAGCTCTTGAGAGTGCCTAGCGGTCTTGTGCGCTCATGCTCTAAGAGAAGCTTGGTCTTCTTGCCAAATGCAATTGAGTTAGGCTCGAATACTGTTTCACCAGCTGATGTATAACCCTTTTCGCCCCAGGTTACGACACGGCCTGTTATCTCGCGCTTGTCGCTATCTGCAGCGACTACGTTCATTGAGAAATTAATTTCCATTGTCGATTAGATCCTCTTCTTCTTGAATTTGCTCTACGGACATTGCACCAATGCGATTAAGAATCTCGTAAACTTGAGCTCTTTGTAGCGCATCTGTGCGAAGGAATTCATCGAGCGAGAAGCGGACTTCTTCTCTTGATGATACAAAATCTGGCATTGATAGACGTTGCTCAATCGCGGTAAGGATTGGCTTCATTGAGAAATCGATAAGTGAACGGCGCTCTGAAACCGCATTGCTATAAGTCATGCTGGTTGTTTCGGCGCTTACGAAATAAGCCGGAAGATTGCAAGCCCTGGCCAGTTCTAAACTGACGTACATCCTGGCTTCATTTAATTGAAGTTTGGCAGGGTCGATGCCAAGGGCTTGCAATTCAACATCTGCATTAAGAAAAGCGGTTGATTTAGTAAGTCGAGCGGTACGCCATGACTCAAGAAGTTTTGAGATACGCTCTGCAGGAAGGTTAGTGCCGTTTGACTTGAGAACCTGTAGTGGTACTGGCTCTTTAGCAAAAGTTTCGGCAGCTTGCTCTAAAGCATGAGCCGCTCTAATTGTGCGACCTGCACGGTTAAGAATTCCCTCATCCATTCCGTAGAATACGACTAGAGAACCGACTCCCTGATTTGGCACGTTAGCGCCATCTACCTGGTAGCCGATAATTTCTGTTTGATTGCTATTGAGCTGACGGAATACGCGCTCTGGATCAACGCGAGTCCATGAACGAACTCTACCTGTGTCGCCGTATTGCTCTAGCACCTGGCCATAAGCTACGCCGTGAAATAGTAAGTCTTCTGCAATCCATGCATAGATAGCTGAACCTGGAACGCGTGGGTCTGGGCGATTGATTACATCTGGTGTTGCAATATGTGAGCCATCCATCTTTGAATAAATCTCAAGTGGTAAGCCAGCGAGTGTCGAGCAGATGATATTGCGAGCGCGAGCGATTGTTGGAACAGCCATCGCGGTTGCGCGGGAAGCTACTGATTGAGTAACTAGAAATTGATTGTAAGCGCCCATGTTATTAAACGGCGCAGGAGCAGAAGCCGCATCTACAGTTAGCTCAGCTACTGGTTTGGCTTGCCCGAAGATATCCCGAATTCCCATTGGACATATTATACACTAACTGTCCAACAATTAGACATTATCCTATCTGAATGTCTACTTCTGATTCAGCGCGTGTCGCAAAGTGTGTAACCATTGCAGCCGCTACCGCACCGCACACGATTCCAGAAGCCTTGCGACCCATAACCCAACCGCCATCGCCTCGAGTAAGTTTGACGGCACTTAGCACTTGCTTAG